CATTTTACAGTAAATTGCACTGGCATCAATTACAAGTAGAAAATCAATATGAACATAACCATCTAATTGATTTAGATTTACAAGCAGCTATTAACCAATTCAGGCACTTAGAAAAAAGATATTCAGCTGCTGGTATAGGAGATACTATGACCGATGAAATGATTGTATATTATACAATGGATTATCTAATAGAAACAGCTAAAGTAAAAGGTTTGGCCTTAGATGATATAGAACTTAAATTTAATTCTATAAATAATGAATATCATAAAGAATTAATTAACAGTATAGTAAAATAAGTTATACAATGAAAAATGTATATTTTCAACCCTTAGATGAGTATAATAAGTTCACCATGGGACAATTTAAGGGATTATCAGTACATATTGCTGATGAACAATATTTAACATGGTTGTTGGGTAGATGGAAAGGATTATCTAGAGAATGTAAGATGGAAATTGTTCAAGCTATTCAGTTTAAACAAAGGAACAAAGAAAAGCGTTCTTAATATCTCTCCATATATTTATATGGGATGAACAAGCTATGTGCTATATGTAACACTGAATATCCATTAACATCAGAATACTTTGGTAAGTGTGATAGTTGTAAAAGTGGGTATTATAGATATTGCAAACCATGTGCAAATATACAATCAAAAAAATCAGCATTAAAATACCAAAAAAAGCATTTCAATCAAGATGGTTTTATAACAGAAAAGGACCATTTCAATGCTGCGTTAATACAGTTAGCAGAGGTTATGAATAAACCAAGCTTGTTGAAACATTTAAAGTAACTTTTGTTTTTGTTTTTGTTTTTTAATTAATTTTTTAGAGTTAAAGGGGGTGAACCACGTTTGGTCCACCCCCTCACTCTTAAACATAGGAACAAAATGAATCAGGATATAGCTTTGAGTTTAGGTAACTCTATTTTTTTCAACTGAGGTAGTTTTAATTGAATCACATTTCTTGTTTCCTCAGCTATTCTTTTATTATAATAAGCAGCAAACTGGTCTACATTTTTTATATTACAGGGTAGAGTTGCTTTAATTAGCTTTTTTACTAGTTTATGTTGATTGGTAACTAAATCGATTAAGTGTAACGATAGATAATCAGCTTTAGAATATGGTATTTGGTTTTTATATTCCTCATATATCTCTATATCCTTTTCAATAAACATATCTATTATTTGGTCTATTGATTTCCCACTAACACTGTTTAAGAGTTCTTTTTGCTTCATTTCTTATAGTTTTTATATATAAGGTGAATATTTAATCCAATGGCTACTAATAATGATACCATTGTTAATAATTGATTTATATTGGCTAAACTGAATGTTAGACCTACAGCTGATATTATATTAGCTAAATGATGTTCTTTCATAATTAAACGGATTCTACGGGTTAGCAACAACCATTTTCATTACCCCACCCATAATAAGGAGGTAAATAAGGATATGCTGAATTTGCTATTGGTAAACCTCTCCATTGTGATTGGCACCTTCCTGAACCTCTCATCACGAATGGGGATTTAGAGTATTTAGAACTTAAGTTAGCTGCTTTTTCATCAGCACCTACTGTTTCAGATATTTCAGGGTATAAATCTTTATTCTCAACAAGGTAAGTAGCTAATAATTCACTATACCAATCTGCTTTTGATTTAACTACCTTTCTTTTTCTATCATATAATGTTAAATCTGCTGCTTCACTATTCTCTCCACCAGTGGACCTTATTAAACCATTGTTTCTAGGTTTGATATAAATAGCATCAAGTGCATAATAGTAGGCCCAATATGTTAAAGCATCAGCAACATAATCGTTAAGCAAAGTTGTTTCATCTGCTGTTAATGTATTATTGATAATACCATCTATAAGTGCTTTATATAGTTTGGTACCTAATATTCTTTGTATTTCTATATCTTGAGATTCCCTAACCGCATTTTTGATTAGTTCATCATCAACATTATTATTTATATCTGTGAAACTTTTTAATTTAGTTTCACTTATAAAGAGAGTGTTGGTCATAATACCTCAGTTTCAGTTGTTTGTTCTGTGATGGTTTGAACTTCTAAATCCTTACTGTCTGCTTGTGTTGATTCATTTGATACAACAACATCAGTTTCTACTGAACCATCATCAAATAATTGAGTTGTTTCAACACCTAATGTTACATCACCATAATTAACCTCTAATAATTTTTCTAAACAACCTAATATATCAGCTTGTTTTGGGTTAATAACAGTATTCATAAACAACAAATAAGCATCCATCATCTCATCTCTACCACCTAATTGACCTTCAGTTTTAATACCTAAAATCATTGGTGAGGTGATTCTATGACCAGTTAGGATTTTCTGTTCCATAATTTTATGCATAATTTCATAATATGCATCGTTACCATTTGCTGGAATAGGTGTTATAATAGGTGCTTGGTCCTGCGAGGGAACATCCATATAAAGTAGAGAACCAGCATTGTGTGAACCAGCATATTGGGCCCTAAGTGCCCTTTCAATCCATTCTTTTTCTTCACTTGAAGCATCTGTAAATGTTGTTATAGCTAAAGATGGTGCTAAACCATTTCTAACATTGTTAACATGGAAATTATCAACCTCAGCATCTAATTCTATAACTCTTACAGCACCCATATAATCCGGTAAAGGATAGTATTCTAAACCAGGTCTATATGGTGCGTGATATAATAACTGCTTTGGACATTCAACCGTATTCTCCGGGTTATATGCAGGAATTTTATGAATATCTGCTATACCATAACTACTATTCCATAATGCACTAACATAATATGCATCAACCTCACCTCTATGGTTTTTATGTTGGGCCCTAACAAATGAGAAATCAACATGATAAACCTCTGCTATTTTAGTTCTATCTTGAGACCATATAACTTCTAAAGCGAAACCACCAAATAAATTATAATCTAAAGCTATTTTTCTATAGATATCATTCCAGGATTCTTTAGGGTTTGCATAATCTAAAATATAATCCTGGTCACAAATTAAACCATTACCTATAGTTGCTTCAGTTTTTGCTTTAATACAAGCACCATTGATAGAACAATGGTTAAATAACCAAATTAACTTTTGAGGGAATAAATCATCTTCACCATATCTAATATGGTATTCCATTCTCTCCTCATTTATAGCATAACGGTTGCTATAATTCCTTGAAAAATATTTTGCTGTATTACCCATTGTAAACGTAGTATGTTGCGGTCTCTCTTACAGATATATAAGGGGTGCCCCCATCTCCTGGAATCGATGCTGTATAATAAGATGCTGTTTCAAAACTTGATGTATAAACATATTCTGTTATATTGATACTGTGAGTATAGTAAGAAGCAGATTCAAAGCTTGATGTATAGATATTTGAAGGAACAAATTCATAAACCCATCCTCTATCAGTATCATATACATTACCTCCCTCATCCCAATTATAATCTGCATCCTCCCAATTATCTAAATCCTCTTCCCATACAACAGAAGCAACTAAACTAACAGTATAAAAACCTCCTTTAATAGCTTCATTAACTAATGATGCTGATGGTATAACAAATTTTATATAAGGACCATTATAAGAAACTATACTGGAGGTTATGCTATAAGATTCTAATGAATATTCAGCTACAAAATCAATAGACAATTGTTCACCTGCTACCAAATTTAATTTAGTAGGAGTATAAAAAACAACTGTATTATTATCTTGTAAACTGAAATATAACATTAAAACATATTAGCTAATATGAACAATATATCTTTAACTGTAACCCAACCATCATAATTAAAATCATATGATGCATTTTGCGTTCCTAATGCACTAACCGCATTTAGTAACATTGCTAAAGGTGGTTCATAAATCATACCTATAGATAAAAAAAAGCGGGCACTAAGGCCCGCTTTCTCATTTATATAGATTCGGTTATTTAGTAACCTACTAGAATACCATTTAAGCTACCAGATAACATCTGGAATGCTGTTTTAGTATTATCATAAGATGCACTTATCTCTTTTGCTGGTTCAGGTTCGAATGCAGTGAATGTTAATGAGTAACCATTCAAATCACCATATGCGGTACCTGTTTGACCAGTTCCAGCTGATAGAGTACAACCATTAAACTGACCTAAATAGAACCATCTAGCATCGTTATCACTGCTACCATTCTGTGTTTCTAAGATAATCTTAGCATCTGGTTGTTTACCTAGAGTACCAATTATATCTTGTAACGAATCCTGGTATTTGTGGAACTGGATTGTTAAATCCTGCTGATAGAAAATAGTTCCATTTTCAATACTAGAGTTGATAGTTTCTGTATAGTTAGCGGTTTGGTTAACTTGTTCAAAAGCAAAGAACTTACCTGAACCTGTTATTGCTGTGATTAAAGAGTTAGTATTAACTACCTTACTCACACTACCACTTAAAATATAGATTCTTCTAACACCTCCGGTATTATCTCTACATCCTAATTGGAATCCTGAAGTTATATTACAAGTAGCCATAATTTATTAGTTTTTAAAGGTTAAACTGTTAAATTAGGCTAAATCGTTAGATACCCAGAATGTAGGATTAGCAATTTGTGCACCGAATTTACCAGAAATTCTGTACTTAACTTGGTCAGCATTAATATCGTACCACAACTGGAAGTTAGTTGCATCAGAAGCAAGGTCGGTACCAACAACAATATCTTTTGCAGGACCACCAACAATTCTGTTTGAACCACTCAATCCTAAAGTACCAACAACAATAACACCAGGTGCAGTTGGGTGTTCAATGTACATCAAGCTTCTGTTAGCAGTTTGCTTAACATTGTATCCACCTAAAACAGTACCGGTAGAAGTGCTTAATGCGTTAACATACAACTTGAAGTTAGCAACACTCATGAAGATAGCTAAATCACCTTTGTTTGAAGCTATTTCAGGGATGTTTTGGTAAACAGCATTAACCTGTGCAATGATGTTGTTAGAAGTTGGAGTTGCAACTGCATCACCAACCCAAGCGTTTGGAGAAGCTGAACCACTGAAAGTAACACCAGTTGTAGAACCAGAAATAACTCTAAACAAACCAGTGTTTGCTTCACATAATGTAGCATTTGCTTTGTTCCATAAGTTCTTTTCAACTTGGCACTGGAATGAACTTAATGCACCTTCAACCAATGGTCTCAATACCTCTGCGTTTTGTGCATATGCACCTTCACCACCTAAAGCACCAAACTTTTCTTGAACATCCTGTAAGCAAATACCATCATACATAGTGGTTTTGCAAGCTAAAATTTCTCTAGCTAGGAATGAAGAAGTGGTAGCTGTATCAGCAGTACCAGCACAAGTTCCATACTGGAAATTACCATCAGCATAAACTGAGTTAACAGTTGCTTTGTGTCTAACACCAGTTTGTAGGGTAGCTAACTCAATAGTGTTACCCTCATTTACGATTCTTGCTAAGAATCCCAATCCTTCTCTATCGATAAAATCGGTAGTGATTGTTGATAAGTTATTACTCATTTTTTAAATTTTTATCTTGTTTTTAATTCGTTAGCGATTCTATTTAATCTCGCTTCTGCGTTTTTGGTTATTGCTGAACCTTTGAATATTTCAGCGTTTTTATTTGATTTAATAACAGTTGGTTCAACCGCAGGGGCAACAGCCATCTTGGTTGTAGTTGTTTCTAATGCAGCTAATTTAGCTTCTAATGGTTGCAATCTTTCTTCAACAACTGCTGCAATTTGCTTAATTAATTCTTCAACTAATGCAGGGGTAATTTCAGCCATTTTTTCTTCTTTATCTTTCATTTCCTCAACAACCTCTTCCTCTACAACCTCTTCAGCTTCAACTTCTACCTCAACATCAGTAGCTTCTTTAACTTCAGCAATAACACCTTCTTCTACCTTAACTACTTTTTTGTCCTCTAACACATATTCACCAGTTGGTGCTTTAACTTTATTTCCTTCAGCATCAACTATGAAAATTTCTTTTCCAGCAGATAATTCATCAAATTCTAAAGTTAATTGTCCATCTAATGTTTTAGCGGTAGCAAACTCAATAGCAGTTTCAGTAGCAACAGTTGGTTCAACTAGACCAAAATGTTGTTTTACTAATTCTTTTAAGTTTAACATGAGATTAAAATATTTTAATATTACAGAAACATATATATACTTGAGGCCACTAATCATATTATTCGCAACCACAATCTTCAAATTTGTTTAAGGTTTCTTGTTTACCAAAGTAACCTTCTAACGATAATCCTTTTACAGCACCTGTTTTAATTAGATTCCATAAATTAGTATCTTCAACTTTCAACATAACAAACCAAGTACCATCAGGTAAATTAAAACCATATTTGGAACTTTTATCATTATCATCTTGTTTAACCCAGCTTTCAACAACACTAATACCTTTTAATTTAGTACCTGTATCATGCTGGATGTTGAAGTTATCTGTTGCTTTCTTTTTTAGAAAGTTATGGGCCATTTTTTCAATAGTATCAGGTGTAAAATAAACATAAAATTCTTCACCTGTAACAGATTTTCTTAGGATAGCTTTGTTCGGTATCATTACCGGTGAAACTATCATTTGCTTTTCGGATTCTGCTGTAAAATCCGTTTGAATTTCCATTTTAACTTCACACCCACCATCTGCATCACAAAATATCTCCTTATTGGTATTCTGCGAGATTTTATCAAGTAGTTCAATAACATTATCTTTTTCTGATTCTGGTAACTGTTCTAAAGCATTAAATAAATAAGAGAAAGCTAAATAATCACTGTTGAAGCAAATGTAGAATTTATTTAGGTATTCTAATCTCTCTCCTATTTTCTTACCTTCTAAGAAATCATGAGTGTACTTAAATTTAGGAATTAAGTATTCTGTATAAGCAGTACCAGCTAAAAATACAAACTCATCAGTATTGATACTGAATTGATTTTCTAATTCAGAATAAACCTTTTCAGCCCACATTTTTCTTTCATCACTGGGCATATCCTTTAATGTAACATCATAAGGTTCTATAACTTTATTTAAAGGTACTAAACCATATTTAGCTGATAAAATAAATATTTGGTCATCTGATACTTGTTTTCTTGCATATTCAAGGGATTTCTTAAATAAAGGAGAACAGTACAATTCACTTGCTGCTGCTTTGCTTTCTAATTTATCTGAACTACAAGATATTAGATAGATGGTTTTTTTCTTTTTAGAGAACTCAAATGAATCAACTAATTCATTTTCTGCTTTTAATTCTCTTTCTCTTTCAATTTGTGCTAATTTTCTTTCAGACCAACCTAATGCTGGTTCACCACCCCATAATAAATAAGAAATTGTACCACAAGCTTCAGTATCATCAGGGTTATAATATTCTTTAGCACGGGACAAATAAGCAAACATTCGCTTAATTGTTTCCTCACTAACAGGTTTACCCTGGGCTAACTGTTGTGCCCTAACTTTACCAACTTGTGTAGCACATTTATTGTTTACTGCTTCGTTTAATCTAATACCTCTTTCAGCAGCTGCGGATACAGCTTTAGGATAATCAGAATAAGTAGCAAATTCATATTTATTAAAAGTAAAGAAATCTACTTCTATTGCAGGACTATCAACTATAGAGATAGCATAAACACCATCTTCTATTTTATCCTCTTCGAAATCTAATTTTATTATTAATGGGGTACTCATAATCTTCTTCTTTCTTGAATTTTTTGTTGTGCTTCTAAACCACTAGATACATCACCAGCTAATACATATGCTTGGATAGGTTGAGATGGTTGTGATTGAGGAGGTTGGTTTTGGTTTTGACCAGGTAAACTTAATGTAGCAAAAGCACCTGTACCTATACCCGAATCACCACCACCACCTCCTTCACCTCCACCTCCACCACCTCCACCTTTAAGACCAGTTATGGAGGATGCTAATATAGCAGCTATTGCAGCTGCCCCTTTAATTTTAGCTATTCTAGATTTAGCTACACCTGTTGCTTTAGTAGTTAATTGTAAAGCTTGTAAAGCAGGTACTCTAGCAAATGCTGAAGGGTCACCTGCTAATCCTGCAGCTATAGTTTCATTTTTTCTAGCTGCTATACTTGCAACAGCAGCATCTGTTTCTGCATTTATACCAGCTACTGTAGCTGTAGTACTAACAGCAACCTGGGCAGCTTCAGATAATTTAGAAGCTAAGAATATAGCTTTTTGTACTTTTTCATTATCACCAGCTAAAGAACTAGCTATATCAAATGTACTTCTTATAGCAGATATTTTAGCATCTTGTAAAGCTGCTTCTTCTGCTGCTAATGCTTTTTGTGATTCTAATAACTCAGCATCTAATGCTTTTTGTGCTTCTAAAGTAGCAGCATTAATTTCAGCTTGTTTAGTTGTTTGTTCAACTGCTTTAGCTTCTTCATCATCAGCATATCTTTGTCTAATTTCAGCTAAATCAGCTAATAATAATTCTTCAGCTTGTTTTATTAACTCAGCATTACCATTAGCCCTAGCTACCCTATCATCAAATAACTGTTGTGCTTGTAGTTCTTCTAATTCTTGACCTTTAAACCTAGCTAAATATAATTCATCCTCTAATTCATTTTGAATTTTAACTAAATCTGCTGCTTTTTCTTTTTCAGCTGCTTTTTCAGCATCTCTAAGTACCTTATCAGCTTTAGCATTTTCAGATTTAGTTTCAGCTACTTCATTTCTTTTATCTATCTCCTCATTTGCTATATCAATGTAAGCTTGCTGTTGTTCAATAGCTATTCTAGCATTTTCAAGCTGTAACTCAATATCTTGTTTTGTTTGGTCTGTTCTTTTAGCTAATGCTTCACTTTCCTTTTCATATTGTTCATTGCTTAATTGACCAGCATCAAATCTAGCTTGTAAAGCATTAGCTTCCTTTTGAAATTGTAAATCTAACTGTTGTAGTAAAGGAATTTGTTTTTCAACATTAGCAGTTTGTTGAGTGATAGCTTTATTAGATGCTGCAATTTCAGCATTTAATTCTTTTACAGATTTAGTGCTAACACGTGCTTGATATTCTCTTAAGTTTTGTTCATTTTTTAATTCAACTTTTAACAGCTGAATATTTCTAATTGTATCAAAATTAGCTTTACCTATTTCCTCCCTTAATTGCCTTTGTGCTTCTTTAGCTTTTTCAGCATTTTTCTTATATAAGAATAAAGCAGTACCTGCAGCTAAAATAGCAGTAGCTAATAAAACATAGGGGTTAGCATTAGCTACAGCATTAAAAGCAGCTTGTGCAGCTTCAGCTAATGTAGTAGCACCAGTAAATTTGATGATACCTTCGGTCATTCGCTTAGCACCATCAGCTAACGCAATAGCACCTACAGCACCTTGTTCTAAATTCTTAACCCATTCATTTTCAACACCAAACAGTGCTAATGAACCGAAAACAACTTCTACAGAACCTCCTAAGGTATCAATAGCACCTTGAAACTTATCTAAGGATTGTTGGGCACCTTCTGTATTTACCCTGATATCTATTTCTGCTTGGGCCGACATTTTATTTATTTATTACAGATAGATTATTATGTTCACTAAGATTAATTTATTATCCACCACTGACCATCCATGGCCATTATAGTAACTGTTTCATAAGCAGCATCAATATTGTAAGTAGTGTTTGCATCAATTCTTTGAACACCATCAATAGTTAATTGAATAATTTTAGTAGCTGATATATTACCATTAGCTTTAAAAACTACTACTCTACCATCAACATCAACAGCATCAGGTAAAGTTAATGTATGAGTACCTGCTGTGCTAAACCAATCTAACATTATAGTATTAGCTGAAGAATCTAAGGTTGAACTACCACCTGCTGAACCTACTACTTTATCAAAACCATGATATTGGGCACCATAATGATATTGGTGACCTGTTATCACACTAATGGTTTCCATAATAGGTCCATTACCATAATTGTTTTTATCAGGAGAACCTAAAATAGTAGAATAATCAGTTGATGATAAGTTGAAATCTTGATAATCGAAATTCCTTAAAATACCAGGCCAACCTAATATAATTTTATTATCACCAATATTATAATCACCATAGTTAACACCCATGATAATATTATTACCACCTGCTTCTCTAAAATCAGCATTGGTGTTATTAGCATAGATACTATCAATGTGGCTGCCTGTAAAGGTACAAGCCTCAATATTCAATAAGGTTAATCTATCATAAGCTGTTGTTGTACTACCTGATAGTGTAGTATTTTTAACACCTATATAATTTGAATCAGTATTACCTGTACTACCACCTGTTGGTCTAAATGAAGCACTAAATGTATTTAAAATAACAGTTCTAGTATTAGTTGTTCTACTATCTAATGCTTGGTTTTGTGCTATAACAGAATAATCAGACCTTGAAATATATGAATTCCAGTTATTTAATAATGTTGAATAAGAAGCAGTAGCATAGAAATTAGGATATGCATAACCTGGAGAATCTGGGTTACCACCAGGTACTACAAAACTAGGATTACCATTAGTTAATATATTGCTAAAATCTGTTTTACCAACACTAACAGCATCATTAGCAGCAAATAAAGTACCATCAGCATTATTATTTACTGTTAATCTTTTGTTACCAATTAAAGCACTATCAGAAATATCTTTTTTAGTTCCTGCATAACTGTTAGCTATAAGAGTACTAGCATTAGATTGTGAACCTGAAAAATCACAATCTGTATTATTGATATAACTGTTGTTAGCATAAAGAGAATATTTAATATCAGTACTCTCATTACCTAAACTGGTTATGCTATAAGATGTACTACCTATAGATGTATGTGTAGTACCATAATCATTATGTTGGGCTAAGTTCCAATAACCACCACTTACAATTACACCTTGGTTACCTATAATAGTTATTCTACCAAAATCAGGATAAATACCAGCAGCAGCATAACCAGAAAAGTTAACACCTGTGTTACCAATCATAGTGATATTATCCATCTCACTTGATGGAGTAGCATTAACATTATCATTACCAATGAATAAACAGTTCTTAGTATCATAACCTGTTCTACCTATTGATACACCAGTGCTACCTCTTAATGTATTAGCTAAGATAACAGTATCATTCATTGTACCAGCTAACTGGATGTTACTATTCAAAGCAATTAAACCAGATTTGGTAACACCATCACTATTTAAATCACTACTACCTGATGTGTTATCAATAATTAAGCTACCTTGAAAGTTCTTAACACCTGAGTTACTGTTATCACCTATGTAAATTAAGTTCTGGTTTGTTCTATCAACATTATTAGTATTACCTACAACAATTAAATTTTGGTTTTCAACGGATAATTCGTTTGAATCTCCAACAACAACTATATTTCGACCAAATCCATTTAGTGTGTTATTATCACCAACATTAAACGAATTTCCCGAAGGTGTTGAACCATCATTAATTCCATATTGTAAACTGTTAGGAACATTTCTTGTAACAAATTGTTTATCCCATTTTTGTTTAGCTAATACTTTAGAACCACTAACTAAGTAACCTGAGTTTCTAACTAAATCTTTACTTACAACATCAGGTGGTACTGTTCCACCATCTAAATCTCTAATAATAACTTTTGTTGGGTCTGCTAAATCAACATCAAATGTAAATTCAGAACCATTATGAGTATTATCAGGTGCAGGATGACCAGGTACTTGTATATCATCATTTCCATCAACAATATAAATTGGTCTATATTTATCAGATGGGTATAATAATTTAATTAATTGTACCTCTACAGAATCAGGTTTAGTTAAGTTAAAACCCCTAATTTTATCGATTAAATAGGTTTGACCATCGATTAAAATAGTATCATTGATTTTAAATCTTTGTAAATCAGTAGGGTCAAAAACTATATTACAAGTTAATCTTCTAGCAGGATTTCTATAAATATTATTTATATAATCAGCCCAGAATCTGTTAAAACAATCATTATCAGTATAATGGTCATATTGTATAATACTATCAGCACCCCAATAATAATTCATTGAGGAATAATTCAAATCAAACTTAGAAGCAGAGTTCTGTAAAGTAGTTACAGGGGACATCTGATAATAAGTGTTGAGATTAACTGATTCTAAATTATAGGTAGTAGCAAATGTTTTCTTACCATTCTTAAATAATAACCTTGGTTTAAATTTAATTAACGGAGGTCTATTAGGTGTATCAGAACCATATATATGAGGTACAGTTATATTACTAATAGCTGTTATAGCTTGAGTACCTGGAATAGGTTTAACAATAGTTGGTGCGAAGAATGAACCACCTATTTTTTTAGTAGTTTGTTTAGCATAATCACTTTGTGCTTCATAAGTGAAGGAACCAAATGGTTTATTATCTGTTACAATATAATATTTGTTAGCAGCATCTTCATCATTTGCATTTTGGAATGCTAATGTTTTTTCAGCATCAGCAGATGGGTGTGAAATCTCCCATTTAACATTATAATCTACTTTATCCGACCAATCTAATGTTGTACCTAAATCCTTAAAAGTATTCCAAGGTTCTATGTAAATTTTAGTGGGATTATCTCTATCAGACCAAAATACTAAATTGAATTGTTCTTGTAAACCTCTTAAAAAATCAATAGCTTTTAAATTACCAAATTGTAGGGCCATATTAACTGGTCCTTCATTTTTAGCTAAGTTATCAATAGCAAAGAAATTTTCTGTTAAGAATAAGCTAGCTGATGTGTTACCTAAGTTTATTGCTGGTGATACTGGTCTTCTTTCTATTTTTAATTCGTAAGCTATACTAGCAGCAGGTGTTATATTATCATACTGAACATATTGATTTGATGTATAAGAACTACCTGAACTAATAACACCATCATATAAAACAACTGATGGGGTACCTGATGTAGCCCTAAATGTTATTTTATAATTATTAGTTCTATTTGGTGTAAAGGTAAATTGAGGTAAAACTCTATAAGTACCATTATATGGAACTGTAAATGTAGCTGAAGAAGCAAAATCTAAATAATTATCAGGGTCATAAACCTCATAATTACCTGAACCGGTCATTATATCTCTAACAGGTATTGTTATTGATTGAAATGTTGCTGTACTTGCAGCAAATGAACCAGTATAAGGACCAGGTGAATAATGGGCAGCATCAGCCCAAGGTGTAGTGATAAAAGGACCAGCATTAGCATCAGGTGTGGTCAACATATATAAATCCTCAAATGATGCTGTTACCTTACCATAAACATCTTCACCAAATGAACTTGTATTGTTAGAGATAAATGTTGATGAATATTCATAATTCAATGAATTGAATATTTTATCAATAACAGCTTTAACTCTAATAGATGGTTTATAAGCAGATAATGGTATAATATTATTTATATTTCCTAAAGCAGCTTGTATAAAATAAGAAGTATCCCAAGTATAATGAGAAACATCTTTAGGATAACCATATAAAACAGTTGGATAAATTATATCACCATTAACCAACAAATTATCCCAAGAACCTGTTACATTAGCAACAGTAAAATTATGAGTATGAGTAGACCAATCTAAATCAGCTAAGGTCATATTCCCCAATAAATCCTTTAATGAAGCAACAGAATCATTAAATGAACAATTGTATCTATGATTACCAAAATTATCAGTTGTTACAGAATCAAAAAATAATCTACCTGTAGCAACAGAAGCACCATCAACTAATACCTGGCAGGGAAATGTTTTCTGAAATGTAAAACCTGCTTCTTCTGAATTAATGTTGAAAGCATAATTAAAGAAATCATTATTAGTTGCTGTATTTGGTAAAGAGAACTTTTGAGAAGCAGCCCCATATACAGCACCTATATCACTTGAATCAATAGATGATATATCTAATTTAATAGATTGAACATCATTATTATCAACATCAAGGTCCCACCAAGTAGAATCAACAGCACCTGGTTTAGCTATTACCTTATTATTGTATACTCTAATTATTATCTCAGCCATTATCTTGGTCTTGGTTGGTTAGCATATTTAAATTGTACTGTATAGGATTTTAATTTTTGAGAACGAGGGTCATTAAATTTAGTATAATCAGCAGAAACTAAATTAATAGGTCTCCATAAATTAGTATCAGTTATTAACCAAACATCATTTGATGTGAATAATCCCTCTAACCAATCAGCCCATTCTTGAGTTAAATACCTTGTTGATACAGTATATATTTGATTATAAGTTGTTTCATATGATTTTAATCCTCTATTTTCTGGATTATATGGGTTAGTTGCTGTACTGGTTATACCATAATTAGTAAATCCTCTTAAATAATTACTATCTGTTCTGCTTATTGTATATTGGTCTCTACCAGTAAAGAAATAATAATCATAAACACCATATTTGTTTAACCAAGCTAATTGATATAAAGGATAATCACAAGGTGCTTCTAAAATATCATATTGTAAATATTGAAAGTGCCAAGCAGCATTAGCATTAGAACCTAAATCAATTGTAACAGAAACTGTAGTTGGGTCTAAGGTAAATTCATTTGACCATATTGGGTCCCCTACTCCTATATTAATTAATCTATTATTTTTATATGTTGTAAAGAAACTGGATGAATAGGAAGCTAAAGTAGAGTTAAATGCTGTTCTAGGGCTATTAGGACCATAATAATCTTGGCTGTTATATAATCTATGTTGATTGATTACCTGACCAGTACTATCAATTTCATTAACATCCATAAAAGCAATATCATTCCTCCATACTGTAGAACCACTAGCCCATTGACCATCAAACATACTGAATATATGGAATCTATCTTTATATAAAGGAATATTGGTATTGGGCATATCACTTAGTTTTTTATCTAAGTTCTCATCCCAAGTAGCTGATGGATTATAATGATTTATATATTCAAAATAATAAGTAGCTTCAGTTCTATCTAATGTAGCACCAAATATATAAGTGAATGGGTCTAAACTATGGTTAGGGTCTAATTTAGCAACATTAGTAGAACCACTAATAGCTGTACTAGTTACACCATTATATAAAAATAATGAACCGGTAGGTGAGTTACTATATTCCTCACCGAACGCTACTTTATACCAAGCTAAACTTAAATCAGATGGTTGGAAAACAGAACCATCACCTACCTCAGGTAACTCATAATCTCCAGATACTAATGTTTTAGTTATTTCACCAATATTAAAAACACCAATACCAGCAGGATTAGGTCTTTGTTTTAATCTAACAATTCTAGTACCAGCATCATTTATTATATCACAAACATATGAGAAATTATCTTTGCTGCTACTGTTTGAAGTAACAACATAAAATACATCACTGTTTGCAGCGTTTAATATTTGTAGTGGGTAGTTATCTACTGATATGGCCATCTTATTTCTTTTTACCTAAGTTTATTGTAAATTTTTTATTATTTACATTATTATCAAAATATACTTGTGCATTCAACTCAATATCATCAGCTATTGCTTCAGCAAAGTATTCAGCAAATCTTTGTTCTAATTCAGATATTGTTGGTTGTATAAATGGTTGTGGTCTGTATCCTCTTTTCTCAATTGTTTTAGCTATTGCAAAAGCAACTTGTTCATCTGTTTTATTACCTGTACTAATACCCTTAGCATTAATCCATTCAACAATAGGTCTAATAGGAGGAAAACCACCTGACCTTCTACCCCCATCAACTATTTCACCATACTTAAGGAATTTAACAACACCTTCATTTTCATCATATATAAATGAATTAGCTAAATTTCCTGTTGCTGATATACCTTTACTATTAACTGCTTCTCTTAATTTTTGGGCTAGTTGCCTACCCATCAAATCAAAAGTTAAATCATAATTAGGTGTTCTTTCTAAATTAGGTCTTTTAATCATGATTCTGTTCTGTTACAAGAGGTAAATCCTTGAGGTGTTGTTTCTACTGTTACACTAAATACCCAACCAGCTACTCTATCCTGAAATGCTTCAAATAATGGGGCTATGTTGTTTGTTGTAACCTTAATTAGGTTCTCATAAGTACCATCATAAAAATCAGATAATATATCATAACCAATTTGTTCTGTGTTACTCATAACATCAACTAAATCAGTATCTGTTTGTAATGGTACATCCATAATGTACATCTCAAAATTTAATCTTCTAGGTTGGGCCATACTAGTATTACTAATTGTTATACCAGGTGATGTTAATGGTCTAAAGAAAACATATGGGTAAACAGCATTCTGCCAGTTTGCATCAAGCATATCAATAGAACCAAAATCAACAGTATTAACAGATGTTAATGTTGAAGCTGCTGATTTTAAATTATTAACTATGGTTGTAAAGGATATCATAATATTCTGGTTCTTTTATTTTGGGCTAATCTCTTTTCTTCTTCTTTAAACAATTCTTGTTTGAGTGATAGATAATTCAATACAAAAATAAAATTTAAATCTGTTATTGCTTTATCACCTGTTATAGATAGGATATTGGTCTCACTAAGATTGTATAATGTTAAGAACCAACCGTAGTGGTCTGATAGAGTTGTTGTATTAGACTCTTGTTCCCTTCTATCACTATGTTCTTCTCCTCTTCTGTCTGTAGCAAAGATGTTTGAATAGTTTCGGAGTGTTTGACCGCGAATACTAAAAAAAAACTCAACATTCCTTTTGCTATTTCTAATGGTAGTTCTTTAAATAATTCAGCCCTCTCAGCTACTGTATCAGCATTATATGGTTCAACCTCATAAACATCAAATGGTGATGTTGTATTATCCTTAGTTAATACCTTTATATTATAATGAGTTCTCCAAATCCAACTCTTATAATTATGTTTTGTTATTGGTCTATAAACAGTTGCTGTTAATAGATGAAGGTTATTCTGCCAATCCTTAGATAGGGCATCCATATCAATCCATTCACCTAATATCATTTTAGATATTGGATTAAAACCATAGGTTATTCCTTTATGTTCGAATACTGGCCAGAACTTAGGTACACTGTTATCTAACAGATTCTTCACAAAATCAGTTAGGGTATCAATATCATCCTTGCTTAATTTTTTAACTTCATCTTCTTCTAATCCGGTGATAACATTTATCACCTTAACTAAATCAGATGCATTAGATATTTTTTCAAAATCTTTTAATTTGAGATAATGGTCAACAGTGAGGTATTTTGGATAATTCATGTATTTTATGTTTAATTGTATATTGTATTGATTTAATAATGATAATTGATATTTAAACGGATTCTACGCATATTT